TCGTATTGTATATTGGTTACTTCTTCGATATCTCCATTGGCAAGATCTGCGGCATCATAATCAACAATTATTTTATCAGCATCTGCTGTTCTATAATGATGCGTTTCGTAGATTCCTGTTTCACCATATTTCTTTTTACAATATGCAAGTAGATCTGAATTGCCCATCGGCCATTCTTTTCGAGGATCGACGATATCATTCACTGCCATAATGACCCAATGATAATCTGGACTACTATAAAACTTATCAGAAACTTGCTCGATTGTGTAACCATCCGGAATAGTGACTGTTTGTAAAAAAACAACATTGTTCTTAAATTTATTTAATGAGATTCTGCGAAATATATCAGTTACAAGTGTCGCTGTGTTTGGTGTAATCGTATTGACTAGTAATCTCGGGAACATAGAAAATAACATATTAGTATCCCTTATCGATTCTTTCTGTCGTCAGAGTTTCCAACTCAGAGAATTGTAATCTGACAAATGCTTCAGTCGGACATCCATTAGAGAAGGTGGTAAATCCTTCTGCACCATAATCTATAACCATATCTGTCAGAACGCAATTTGATATTTTTCTGACATATGTGTTCTCGGCGCCATTATGATAATAGATGATCATAAATTCTGACGGATATGTTTGGAACAATCCATTGGGGCTCATAGTTGGATGCATGTGTGTTGTAAACAACTCAAGTATACCGTTTTTACCAAAAACGACATCTGCTTCGGCCTCATTATATGGTGCAAATCTATAGTCAAACGAGAATTTTCTAAACCCCATAGATCTAAACAACTGCTCTTTATATGGGTTTTCTACTTTTTTAGAAGTTGCTTGTAGGACATTAGTAAACTGATCAAACCCAGCAATGTTTGCGATTCGACCTGCCTTTCTTACAAGATAATCAGCAGTTTCAGATCCCTCTGAAACTAAACCACCAAGCGATGCCTTACCTGAAGCAAGACCACCAATAAGCGCACCAAGGTCTGCAGTTTCATAGTTTGCATTGTAACCTGATGAGATTTTTTCTGGTATATACAGGATGATCTCATCACTACCAATTACCAGACGTTGCTCTCCTGCGAGTGCACTCGCAGCGACACCTGCCGCAGCACCTACTCCTGCTCCTAGAATTCCCCCAGTAAGTCCTGCTGCAAGTTTAGTAATAATCGAAACTGGACCACCCGTAGGATTTGGGGAAGGATTGACAGTATTACCACCGTTTTCTTTTAGACGTGCACCAATAGAAGTCGCAGCACCAATACCAGCAGTAGTACCCAACCCTGCGCCAATCAGTGCACCTGCTGCGCCTGTTGCCACTTTACCATTTTCTGGATCGACTCTGTTCTGGTCTGTCTGATCAAAAATTTGACCGCCACCAGATGCTAACAGTTCCTTGCCTCGTTTTGTTCCTTCGCGCACGAGAGGATAAAAAACAACATAATGCGGATACTCCTCAGAGTTTCCGACATCCATTGGATAGCGACGCTGACCATCTTTATCCAATGGTGTTTCTAGAAAATTGAGTGGCGCAGTACCTCTACTAAACCGACTTTCTTTTTTCGGTTCAGGTGCCTTCGTAGGCGCAGCAGGTGCAGTTGCTCCTGGAGCAGGAGTTTGTGCAGGAGGTGCAGGTGCAGGAGTTAATGCCATCTAGAATAAATATCCTATTAAGTATAGAGTTTGGAATATTTATATGAGTTATGGCAAGGAATCTTTGAAAGGTCTGTATAAAATACAGCATCCAAAGAAATACATTGGGAATCCAAACAATATTGTTTATCGCTCCAGTTGGGAACTAAAGTTCATGAAGTGGTGCGATAATAACGACAACATATTGGAATGGGGATCTGAAGAGTTACCCATACCGTATATCTCTCCTTTAGATAATCGAGTACATAGATATTTCGTGGATTTTTATATCAAGGTTCAAGAAAAAAGTGGTGTTACAAAGAAGTATCTGGTTGAGGTAAAACCGCAGAAGTTTACTAAAGAACCCAAAGTGCCTGCTAGAAAAACAAAGAAGTTTTTGCAGGAAGTTATGCAATGGGGTGTAAACCAAGCAAAGTGGAAATTTGCTACTGAGTTTTGTGAAGATAGAGGATGGAAATTTATCATCCTGACTGAGAAAGAGTTGGGAATCCGTAATAAATAAGAAGGAGAATATCTATGGCAAAAGCAAAATCAGGTGGCGGAAATACTAAGATTTCCTTTACTAATCAAAAGAAGGGCAAGACATCAATTGGTGGTAGTGCCTCTTCGATTAAGTTTTCAACCATGAATAAACGTAAACGTGCTAACTATAAAGCATACAGAGGACAAGGTAGGTAATTGGCAAATCCGTTTCAGAGACTTCGTGCCAAGGCAGGTGATGGACAAAAGTCCATGGATTGGTATATGAACAATGTGAAAAATCTCGTTGGCGCGAGGTTGTCTCAGAACAGCGTAATGAAATCTGATATTGGCGAATTAAAAACCAATATCGAGATTGGTTCGATGTATCTATATTTCTACGATCCAAAATTAAAGGAAGAACTTCCTTTCTACGACACCTTCCCTTTAGTGCTACCATTCGGACCAGCAAAAGGTGGATTCTATGGAATCAATTTACATTACTTGCCTTACTTGCTACGAGCACAGGTTCTTGGTGAGTTGTTAGATTACAAAACAACCAAGACATATTCTGAAACAACCAAGATGCGTATGTCATACAATCTATTGAACAACTTGAAGAATGCGAATGAAGTCAAACCATGTATCAAACATTACCTGACCAATCATGTTAACTCGCAATTTTTAAAAGTCAACCCTGAAGATTGGCAAGCAGCAATATTCTTACCGATCGAGAACTTTGTGGGTGCCACAAAAGAACAAGTATTCAGAGATTCTAGGAGTAAATTCTAATGGCGTTGCCAGCATATCATAACATAAATGATTTTTTATCTCAGATTAGGAAAACTGATTTTGCGAGATCAAGTCGTTTCCAAGCAATGTTCTTGCCGCCTCCATTCATGAGCGATCACAGAACAAGTCAAGGACCATCTCCTAAATTAATTTCTATGATGGTTGAAGATGCAATATTCCCAGGAATACTCGTTGGAACCAGACCGTTAAGAATAAACAACCTAAACGAACAACGTGCAAATGTTATTGATTTTGGTGGAGATGCTATTACGTTTACGTTTTTGTGTGAAACATCTTGGACAGCAAAAGATTTCTTCGGAGACTGGATGCGCAAAATAATCGATCCATACTCGAGATATGTAAGTTACCCTGCAGATTATTATTCAATAATCGATCTGGTATCTCTTAACAATGAAGACAACGTTATTGCGCATTGGAAAATCCATGATGTTTTTCCTAGATCGATCGCACCAATATCTGTTTCTGCGACCAATTCAGAAGTTCTCAGAATGCCTGTAACTTTCGCGTATAAGAGATGGGAAGTAATAAGTGCGTATACGCCAGACAGTAGAGAATATGAAAATTTGAATGATTTAGACAACACCAACAACGCTGATCAGTTTATCAATGATGTTGAAACTGACATCCCACAATTTGAAGACACTTAAATAATTGGAGTAAATTATGGCATTACCTACAATTGCAGTACCAACATTTGACGTTGACGTATATTCAACAAAACAAAAGGTATCAATGAGACCATTCCTCGTAAAAGAGGAGAAGATTTTGATTCTGGCAGCAGAGTCTAATCAACGAGCAGATATGATTCGCGCAATGCAGCAAGTCATCAACTCTTGCTCTGACGGTAAGATCGATGCAGAGAAACTACCATTCTTTGACATACAGAACATCTTTATTAAATTGCGTTCGCAGTCTATTGGTAAGGATTCAGAGTTTAACTTGATTTGCGGCGAGTGTGGTCACAAAACTCCAACAATTCTAGATCTAGATAATATTGATTTACAAATAACTCCTGAGCACAAAAATAAAATTATGATCACTCCTGAGATTGGTGTTATCATGAAGTATCCAACTGCAGAAGTTTTGGTTGACGACGACTTACCTATCTTCGATTTGGTTGTGTCATGTATTGATAAAGTCTTCACACAAGATGAAATCCATGATGCGAAAGATCAAACTACTGAAGAAATTGTGGAATTCATTGAAGGATTAACAAACGAACAGTTTGAGAAGATCGTAGAATTCTTTGTCACAGCACCAAAGATCTTCCACAATATTGATTACACCTGCTCTAAATGTGGAACAGAAAACACTGTAGTTGTGGATGGTGTAGAAAATTTTTTCGGATAACCCTTTCTCATGATAACTTGATGAATTTCTACAAAATCAACTTTATTTTAATGCATGAACATAAATATAGTTTGACCGAATTAGAGAATATGATGCCTTGGGAGAGGGAAGTTTACATAGGGATGCTAATGGCGCATCTTAAAAAGAAAGCAGAGAATCAGGACTAATGAACGAATTAGACGAAAAAACTGGACCAATAGATGATAAAGGAACTGCTGGTCCAGGAGTCGGGCAAGGTC